AAACACTGGCATCTCAGCTGACGGTTGCTTTAGAGGGATGCTAGGCATGTCTAAAGCGTTGGTCAGTTTTATGGATGGTAGTTTCACTTAGGCGTGTGCATAATAAATGAAATTTTCTCCATTAGTATTAAGAGTGTTGTAAGTAGTTGTAACGGTAAAACCTGTTGAAGTAGGTGCTCCAAGGTCCATATTTGAATTTTGAGCACCTGACGTATTGGGGTGTAAGAACGCATCATTACCTGAACCCCATCCTCTAAGAGTGTCAAGTAAAACCCATTCATCAGTTGCCTCTACTCTTCTTATAATGACAAACCTTGGTTGAAACCCTGTAGTTACGGTAACTGTCGAACTTGATCCTGTATAACTACCAACTTTGCTGATGCCGTCAACGCTGGCGAAGAGCATGGCTATATGGTTCAGATTATTATCATTAACATTTGGTACTTCTCCTACAGAAAATTGTGTTGCAGTTGGAGCAGTATTATTCCAATACCAATTTGTATAACTACCACTAGCCGCACTTTCAGCATGAGTATCGTTTAAAAGCAAACGATAATTTGCAGGGTTAGTTCCACCATTTAAATCTTTATGATATACCCCCCAATAACCACTACCATTTCTCTTCTTAGCCCAAATCATTTCAGGAGTTTTGCCTAAATTATGCGATATAACTTGGGAGGCACCACTATAATCACTAGTTGAATTTCCTGTGTAAGTCACCACATCAAAACCAGCGTGGCGTTTAAACATCCATGACTGTATAGAACTTGAATCTCCTCCTTTACCCCAACCAACGTTACTGTCAAAAGTATAGTCACTTGCTCCTCCTTCACTATCAGTACTATTAAGTGTAAGTTCTTTTTTTTGTGTTAAACGTGAATAGGTGTACCAGCCCATGGTGCTAGTAGGATTACGCATAAACGCAAAATCAACAGGGAATCCACTATCAAAGTTAGGAATTGTAGAACTACCGGCACCCGTATCCATAGCGAATACATCCGTACCAAGTTCGGCTGGCTTGCCAACGTATCCATCAGGTCTTCTGATTGCGATGTAGACATACTTTGCCCAACTATTAACTTCTGCTACTGACGTATCTAGTTTGAAACCGTTTGGACTTACAGAAACCCAATTATTATTTTGTTCTTGGGTGGAAGCGTTAACTATGAATTTTGGCTCACTACCATCAGAAACTAGTCCACGCATCGTATCCCATAAAAACCAACTCTCAGAGGAATCAGCACGTTTAATAAGTAACCATTGAGGTTCATAACCAAGTGCTATTTCTCGTCCTACTACTTGATTTCCACTGTAGTAACCACAAGATATTACGCTCTTATTTGAAGACTCTCCAAAAGTTGCTTCTTCATGTGCAAAAAGATAAGCTATATAGGTTTCTCCAGATACATTAACTTCATCATGTGCATCTCCAACAGTAAAATGAGTAGCTGTAGGAGCAGTATCACCCCAATAAGTTTGGTCGCTTTCTGCAGCAATAGTATCAAGTCTTAATCTGTAATCTTCTGGATCTGAACCGTTGTTTTGACCTCGATGATACACACCCCAATTCTTTGGAGAACCAGAAAGTTTTTTAACAAAAATAGCACCAGGAATACTGCCAAGATCATGAGTTAAGGTTTGAGTACTACCTGATCCTGTGTACTGTTTTATTGTAAAAAACCCAGGTGCTTTGCGGAATGTATATCCAATATATTTGTCTCCTGAACCTCCTACTGTATTCCAATTTACCTCTTGTGCACCACCTAATTCAAAACCATCACTGTTAAACCCTTGTACACTACTACTTACTGTTTTTTGTTCATCATTATCATTAGCTCGGATTAGTTTATTAGTACCACGTACTGTGTCAGCCAAAGCATGATAGCGACCACTATGACCTACATCTCTAGTTTTTATCCATGTCATACCACCTTCACCTGATAAATCTATTCCATTAGTAATAGTTTTAGTTGCATTAGTTCCTCTCCAAACGTCCATGCTGAATATATCGTCAATGTAGGTCTTCGTAGCACCTGCACCGCCACCACCGAGCATCATTTGTTGTATAGGCATATTAAGTTAACCCCGCACCTGAGATGTAAGCAATAGTTGCTGATACAAAATAGATAGTCGCCATTCCCCTCGCAGCAAGTGTGCGATTTCCCGTAGTTCCATCTGCTGTGTTGTATAAAGTCAAACCACTACCTTGCGTTAAAGTTATATCAGAACTGCTATGACAAATAATAGTGACTGCATCACCCACACCTAGGACGCTTGCAGGGATCGTGACCCCATTATTAGCACCAACAACTTTATCTGAATCAGTAGCAATTAATGTATGTGTAGAACCTGTTTCGTCTTGATAAGGTATTTTACGTACGTTGCCTTTGCTGTCTGATACCGTTCCAGTTACCGTAATGCCTGAACTCGTCGTCTCAAGCTTCTTACTGTTGTCGTAATAGAGTTCAGCTGTATTACCTGCTAAACCTCTGAAATAAGTATGCGATGAATTATAATCAGTTAGTTTTAAAGTATTACTTTGGACATGTAATTCACCAGTTGCATTTTGAAGGTATGAATTAGAGCCATCATGCCAGAGCTGGAGATCTTCACCAGCACCAATAAGAAGTTTACCTTCTCCTGAATCACCTATGTATAAATTCCCATCTATGTCTACACCATATTGATGAGTAGATAATTTACGTGCGTTGTCGTAATAGAGTTCTACGGCTCCATCTTGAATTACATTAATACCATCTTCACCACTCTTGGGTTGTATTTTTATTTGACCACTAGTTGCTTGGTTTCTTATATGTAAATTACCTTCAGTATTATCAATCATTGATAAACTGCCTGAATGGTAGATCTTGAGATCATCACCAGTTCCGAAATGTAATTCTTTATTATCACCTAAAGATATACATTGACCTGTATTTGCAAAACCTAAAGCACCAGTTACAGAAACGCCCGAACTTGTCGTCTCTAACTTCTTAACGCCATCATATGCAAGATAAACTTCAGCATCTCTTTTACAGACAATAGAATCTTCACCACTTTTAGCTTGAATAATTAACCATTTATCTACATCAGCACCTGCACCTCTTATATAAAAATTACCTGCGTTAGCTCCTTGGTTATCGATGAAAGAATCCGTTCCATTGTGATAGATCTGGAGATCATTTGATGCACCAATTTTTAAATAAGCATCTGTATTTATTTCTATATTTCCACCAACAACAGCGGCACCATTTACAGTGACACCCGTTGAACTTGTCTCAAACTTCTTAACGCCGTCGTAATAGAGTTCTACGGCTCCGTCAACATCCAATTTAGCTAACCATTCAGTTCCAGTGGCTTTATAGAAACCGTAGCCATAACTGTCAGTTTCAAACCTTAATCTGCCTGTAGTGTTATTAATAAATGAATTAGTTCCATCATGGTAGATCTCTAAATCATCCCCAGCTCCAAGCTTGATCTTTTCATTGTCCTCCATATCAATTGTTGAAGGAGCAATAGTTTGATCAGCTACAAGAGCAACAATTTCAGAAGCTGATTGATCAGCAGTTGCACTAGCCTCAATACCATTTAGCTTCGTATGATCTGCATCAGTGAAAGTATTAGAATCACTCGCTGCTTCAACTGCTCCAGCTATTTGTGCAGCTGAGATAGCACCTGTATTTCCATTAACACTTAATACAGCATCTGTAGGTGTAGCAAGTAATGTGTAATCAGCCATTGAACCAGCTGAACCACCGTTATGAACATATGATTTGTTCTCGTCAGATCTAACAACTACATCACCTTCTTGTGCAGTTAGTGCTAGATGAGCCGATTGGTTTGCAGCTGTCTGTACTGTCGTTAATGCTAAAGCACCTGCTGAAATAGTCGTACCACTAATAGATATACCTGTACCAGCTGTATATGTAGTATCAGTTGGTGTAGCCCAAGTTAAACCACCTGTATTACCAGATTGTTTAGATAAGAACTGTCCATTACTACCAGCATTACTAATCTTTAAATTAGCTTCATCAACAGTATCATCAGTAATAACTGTAGCTCCATCTGCAGTAGATGTAACCTCACCACTATGGTTAGGGTGTGTGTAGTTATTAGCTGAAGTAGCTATTCCAGATAACTTAGTTTTCTCTGCATCAGTATATGCATTTGTATTACTGTTATTCTCGTATGCAGTTTTTATTTCTGCATCAGTCTGGTCAGCTGTGGCTGCTGTTTCAATACCATCTAACTTTGTCTTATCATCATCTGTCATCACACCCCAAGCTGAAGTTGTGGCAGCTGGAAGATCAGTGTTTGTACCTGAACTAGATGTAACTGTTAAAGCTGTACCTGATGCAGCGTTACCTAAATTAGCAGGATAGCTTTTAGCATCTACATAAGCTTTAACTGACTGTTGACTAGGAGGACGTGCAGCACTATCAGTAGCCATATTGTCTTCATCAATCAAAGACAAATCATTAGCATCTACATAGGCTTTAATAGATTGTTGACTAGCTACTTTCGCATCACTGTTACTAGCCATATTATCTTCATCAAGAAGATCTGTACCTATGGTGTAACCAGCTACCCAACTTAGATTATTGTTACCATCAGTCTGTAGTAGTTGAGCGTTGCTACCGTCGGTGTTAGGGAACTTCTGACCACTAAGTACAACGTTACCTGTACCGTGTGGAGTGATGTTTATACTCGCATTACTACCTGTAGCAGTGATAATTGAGTTAGCATTAACATCTAAATCACCACCTAGTTGAGGAGATGAGTCCTCTCTTAATTGAGTAATACCAGACTGAGTTAAATCTGATGCACTTGCAAAAGATAAAGTACCAGCACCATCAGTTTTAAGGATTTGGTTATTTGTACCATCAACAGGTAGTTGATAGGTAACACTTGCACCTAATGATGCAGGTGCTTTTAAAGCTATAAAGTTACTTCCATTTCCAGACTCTTCACTGATTCGTACTTGCTTACCGTCTTTTACGGTTAAGTTCTCATCAAGATTAACTGCACCTGTAAATGTCTCACCACCTATTGATGCATATCTAGTTTCTGGAGTATTAGCGAAATATCTCTTCCACTTCCATGTATCAGTACCACTCGTATCATACTGTATTCTTACTGATAAACCTGAATCGCCTGTAAAGCCTGATGGCATTCCAGACAAAGGAGTAAACGATTGAATACCAGATGAATCTGTTACCTCTACTGCTGTACCGTTTGTTGGATTAGTAGTAGCTGTTGCTGCAGCTCCTGTACCACCACCTCCTGAGAAGGCAATAGTTGCACCAGCTGAGTAACCAGAACCAGCATTAGTTATGGTTACGCTTTGTACTGTATTACCTGATAATACTGCTGTCGCTGCACATCCTGATCCTGCACTTCCAGAGGTATTTGTGATAGTTACTGTAGGTGCACTTGAATATCCAGAACCACCATTAGTTACGGATATACTAGCTATAGTAAAATTAGGTATAGCAGCTACGTTAGCTAAAACCGTATAATTAGTATCACCTTCATTATGTCCTCTATTAATCCAGTTAGTACCATCATATTCAAGTCTATCTAAAGCAGATGCATTAGAAATACTTACATTAGTAAGCGACTCCATAGTGGTAGCTGTACCAGCTGGACCTTGTAAACCAGTAGCACCTTGAGGACCAGTAGCTCCTGTTGTACCAGTAGCTCCAGTATCTCCTTTTGGACCTTGAACACCAGCTGGACCTTGAGCACCTGTTTGACCTGTAGCTCCTTGAGCACCTGTAGCTCCAGTAGCTCCCTGAGCACCTGTAGATCCTGTAGCTCCCGCCGCACCTGTCGCACCTTGTGCTCCAGTAGTACCTGCGATGGCTCCTACATTAGTCCAAGCTGTCCCATCATAAGCCCAGCAATCATTATTACTAGACTTCCATAAATCACCTTGACTAGGACTACTGCCAGCTGTAGATGTATTTGGAGCACCTGTGTAAGCATAGGAACCTTTAAGTAATAAACCTGTCCCCATGTCACCTTTTAGACCAGTAGGACCAGTAGAGCCGGTTGCTCCTGTTGGACCCGCTGGACCTATTGGACCTTGAGCACCGGTATCACCTTTTGAACCAGTTGCACCTGTAGCACCAGTTGCACCAGTTGGTCCTGTTGGACCTGTAGACCCAGTTGCACCTGTTGCACCTGTTTGACCTTGTAACCCTCTATCTCCTTGTGGACCTTTCATGGTCCCTGATGCGTTTGTAACGTTACCTTCTAATTCTTGTATTGCTAGAAGTACTTGGTCAAAGTTTTCGTTCAGAGCATCTGCTCTTATAGCATTGCCTGGTTGAAATGAATTCGTCATATTGTTTGTAATGTATAAGAACTAATTGATGTCTGTTAAATTTGGCATATATGAATCGTCTACTGTTACTTCTCCTTCAGTGTCCATTGTCCTATACGCATCCCCTCTATATCCATCCCAGCTTGCTTCGACTACTTTATCTAATGCTGTATCGTTAGAAAATTCCCAATAACCAGCTACGGTCATCCAGCTATCATTTGATAAGGAAAAATGTTTAACATATGTTCTAGTACCATCAGGTGAGCAATCTGGACAGCCTTTACTATTAACACTTAAAGACCCAAAATATATACCTACACCATTATGCATTCCCATAACAGTATAAGAAGATCTCCAAGGCACTGGTTGGTATTCATAAATACCCCTTGAAGGTTGATCACCAAAATAAAATGAACCATACATGAATACACTTATTGCATAGGCATTAAACTCAGCTATACCTGGACCATTGATAGTTGCGTAACCATCAGTTTTTGTACCAGGGTTATATTCTAACCAGCCGCTTTTCTTAGGAAATTTCCATGTTGATCGGTTTTGTGAAGAAGTATCTTCTCCAGGTATCCAATAACGAGTACCCCATCCCCAAGCACCACCACTCCATCTTCCGCCGTAATAGCTTTTTATATCACCTACAAATCTACAATATTTATATTTAGAAGTGTCTACAGCTTCAGTACATCGTAAAGAGTATTGCCAACCCTTACTAGAAGCATCAGGTACAGTGATGATTACATAAGCAGAATCATCTGGCTTAGGTATAACCTTCTCAGCGGATGGTGTACTACCACCTCCAACTATATAGTCATAACTTGTACCATCTGGAAAGGCTACATTAAATGTTCTACCAATATCAGGACTGGTAAGAGTAAGTTTTATAACACCATATCCTGATTGAATATGATGCAACATCTTCTTAGCTGTTGAACCAATAACTGCACTTAATCCACAGCCATTACTATCTAATACGTCATTATCAGTATTGACAGTCCATTCACAACATAAACCATCTGGAGGACCACAACCTATACATTTAACTTTGACACTGATTCTCTTATCTATATGAGTAGAATCTAAGACTAAGGAAGTTGTTTTAGTTAACCCTCTTACAAAATCAGTTCTAATTAAAGTAGCTGAACCACCAGAGGTAGGTGTTGTATACCAATAAACATTAGCTCCATCATCACATGGAGAATTGTATGTAATTGTATCTCCTACTTTATATGGTCTTGCTGCTTCATCTCTATCATCAGTAAAGGTGCCATTTGTGCCATCAGTATTACCTCTGCAAGTAATATCAACTACTTCACATTCAGGTCTAGATGTAGCAAACGTATTAGCTAGTATCCTTCTAGCGTAGGTCTGTCTAGAAATCTTAATTGCATTCTGTGAATCACCTCCACCTACATTCTTAGGTGCAACCTTAAATACGATTGTATTGTCATTTAAAAATCTATAGCTACCACCTTCATTTTGTTTTATCCAATTATTAGTACCATAAGTACATAGCTCTACAACTACATCTTTTTTATCATCGTAAGGGAATGGGAAAGTAAATTGAGTTTTAGTTCCATCCCCTTTGTACTCCACTGGAGCAACTGGAGAAACTAAAGACATTATTTATTCCTCATTGTTAAGGGATCTTTTTCGGATGAATAGTTCTGGGTGTTGTATTTCTCTACACGTTGACGACCTTTTAACTCTTCTCTCTTTTGTAAGAGGTCTTGTACTTCTTCTTCATGTTGTATTGAAGCCCAAGCTTGTCTCTTAGCTTCTTCTATGTGCATACTAATGAGATCAAGATGTAAGAATGAGTCAGAAGGATTCAGATCAAACTGTCCACTTCTTCTTAATTTATCCATCCTTGCCATAGAAGCTTTTACATCATCTCTTTCGGCTAGTTGATTTAATACCTCTTCTAGGTTGTAATCTCCCATTGCTTTCTGAAGCATGGATCTAATTCTGGGGCTATCTTCTAGAGATGTACCATCAGGTGCTGAGAAGGTTGTAAGTCTTAGATCGTAACCACTGTTCCAAAGTAAAGTTCTACCTTTGCTTTTCTTATCTATGTTGAAAGTGACAGGTGATATAGAGTTAACCATACGTTGCATGAAGTTCCAATTCTTGATTGGTTCTCCATTAAGCATGTCGTACTTAATAGGTAACTCATCCTTTGTAAGATGTTCAAAGGTTAGGTTTCTGTTTCTTATTGATTGACCAACACCAGAGTTTAACTCACGCATATATGGAGTTAATACCTTACCTATCTCATTTCTAAGACTAGACATTGGAAAGGTGTTGTTTGCCAAGTTAGCTATAACTCTTTGACCACTACCAGGTTGTCCACGTGCAAAATCAATGAGTTGGTTAAGACCTTGTAGATATGTTTTACTTGCAGGATTAGAAAGACCAACAGCCATAGCTGTTCTCCATAATCTATCTTCAGCCCATTCATCACCCATTAATTTTTGGTTATCTCCTATATCAGCAATACTGGAAAGGACAAGGTTCCAAGGTTCAAATGAGTCATAAGAAACCCATGCATCACCTATCTTCATACTTCTAGGTTGCCAACCTGTATCAATCCAAGTTTGTTTCATTGAATGATCAACAGGACCATTACCAGTTAATTCACCAGCTAGATATTTTTGAGTAATTGGTATTGTCGCTGTTATACCAAGAGCTTGTCTCCCAGCAAATAACGCCTTAGCCTGAGCCAAATCCTCTGCAGTTTCAATACCGTACTTGGCTAACTTAGGTAGATCATCAACACTTCCAAAAGCTATATCTCTACTCTCTTTTAGTAGTAGTGACATTAGTGGTGAGTTCTTAGCAGATACCTTTAGACCATTAATACCAGTACGTGCAAATAGGAAGAATGGTTTTAAAAATGGTGCATCGTTAAATACCTGATCTAGGTTTTTACCCATTACACCTAGCTCACTAGTTAAGGTGACTTCTTTAAATTGACTATTTAGATAAGAATCCTTTGCTAAATCTAGATCTCCATCAGGTGTAAGTAGTTTCTTATATTCAAGATCCTCAGCTTGCTTAAGTATGTCAGGAGTGATATCGAATATATCTCCTGCAGCTTTTGCATCGAGTGCTTCTCTTAGTGCTTTCTCTCTAGACCTAGACTTAGCCATGATGTACCTAAAGGTGTCATCAGTAGCAGCCATTATCCTTGTACTGTAGGTAAAGAAGGTTTGAGAGTTAACCCATCTAGCAGCATTAGCAATATTAAAAGCAGCTTGTTCACCACGTGTTCCTTGCTCATGCGCCCACTTACCCATTAACTCCCAGTTAACATCTAGTGGTTGATATTCTTGGTATCTATTTCTAATAGTGGCTATGTCACCAGTCCAGTAGGCATCAACTTTAGTTTTAAATACTTTCCAAGCATCTGGGATAATCTCAGCCATCGATTTTAACGATGCTGCACTAGCTCTTAAGGTTGTTGTATCACCTGTAAATGGCGTTCTAACCAACGCTCCAAGTGCTGTGTTGAAAGAGTTAAGGTAAGCATTACTTGTGGTTCCCATGATCGCTCTGAGTGGTGTTTTAGGACCACTAAGAACACTGTTAACCATCATCCCCTGTAGCTCTTTAATCATCTGGCCAGTTTGAGCTTTATTGTTAAACTCACCACCAACTATCTTCTGTCTCATCCATGCATTGAAGTCAGTCATATTATGAATTTTGTTGTTCATAGAGAAGACTTCTAATATCCCCTGAGCTAATTCATCAGATGGACTATCTTTCAAGAACTGCATCATTAGACGTACACCATCAACAGTCTCGTCATGTATGTCAGCTAAGTTCTTAGTAACCTTTTGCATCTCTTTGAAGCGTGCAGCTGGATCAGTTTTCTGCATAACTTGACCTGATACACCCCATAGATATCTAGTTTTCTTTGCTTGTCCTAGACCAACAACTAGTTGATCAGCGATGGTTTTCATCATTCCATCTTCAGCAAAGACATCTTGATAATCAAATAGTTCTCTTCCAGCTATACCGTGATCTCTTAACTTTTTAAATAGACTTGCATTTACCAAATCAGCTGTAGCCATATCAGCTGGTGACAAATTATCAAGACCTAATGTTTTGTCAGGATTCTTAAGTAATGGTTCCCAGAACTCCTCTGGTGTCATACCTGTTGTATGTCTACCAAGAACCTCTTGAGTACGCATAAGAGTATGCTTATGCACCTCTGCAAACGTCATACCTTGCTTCTTAGCAGATGCAACCAGCTGTTGATATTTAGTATCACCAACTAGCTTTTGAGCTAACTGTTTATATTCAACATCTGTTAAATCATTAGATTGAACCATCCTCTCTAATTGAGTTGGTGTGAATACTGCATCCGTAGATCCAAGATCCTCTCCAAGATCCTCAATTAGATTTAACTGTTTATATACTCGTCCAGGTGTACCAGTTGAGTTAGGACTACCTTGTGAACTATCAGCAATTGGTTTGTTCTTATGACCTCTAAATCCAGGGTCTTCCATTTCTACCTTCGCCTTCTCTAAGGTTAGGTCGTCTACATTCTTTGCTCTCTTTGCAGCAATCTCAGCTCCATTGCCACCAATCTGTGTGAAGATCTTATCAACTATCATCCCAACTCCCATGTCTTCTACAACTGTCTTGAAAGTTTTCATCAATGGATGATCCTTTTCTTTAATAGCTGTATGACCGAATATTGGACTTAGTTGAGGTATCTTCTCTACAACAAGACTAGAGATATTATCTTCTCTTTGTGAGTAATGAGATATGGCTGCAGCTGTACCACCGACAATAGCTCCAACGGCTAAAGCAGGTAAAGTTATAGGAGCACCAGCGGTTACTGCAGCTCCTGCAGCAAATACACCACCTGTTAATACACCATAATGAGTTACGCGTTCAACCATGTTTCCCCACCAAGTATCAACTAGTGGGTCTTTTACATCACTAATTCCTAGTGGATCGAAATCTGGTTTCCAGTCAGCATCTACTTCATCCTTATCATCTGAATTACCAGATGTGACCATATCGTAATATCGCTCAGGTGCAGTTGTTACTGATTGCACAGCACCTAGAACACCTTTGCCTATTGCAGATCCAAGCTCCTCACCAAAGTCATTACCCTCCGTAGAAGGTTCCTGTTGTTGAGGTTGAGCTGTAGGTTGTTCTTGTTGAATTTCCTGTTGGCGTTTAAGCCTATCAGCTTCTGCTTGTTCGTCTATTAATCGTTGACCTGCATCTATATCTTCTTCGGCTGTGCCTAATTTGAATCCCGTAGGATCTATTTCGCTTTGCATAATATCTAAGCTATTGATAAACCAGGAAGTAATACATCTTGGTTGCGGTTAAAATAAGAAATCTCTTGTGGACTATTAATGTCTTCTGTTTTACCTATGTTTTGTTGTACTCGGTTAGGAGTTAGGCGGTAGTAAAAGTATCTCTTTAATTCAGGTAGGTTATTTAATTCCTCCACAACTGGATTAGGGTTTAAACCTGGATGACCTGATGCCTTAAGTTGCATATCAGCTAGTTCCCAATCAGTTAAATTAGGAAATGAATCTGAGATAACTTTGTAGTATGAAGGTATGGTTTCATTACCATTGTCTATATTGTTTTTAAGTTCTTCTAAATATTCATCGCTACCTACTAAGACTTCAGTATCAAGGACTCTAACATCAGCTTTTATCTGATCACGAGCAATACTAATGTGCCACGCTTGAGAACCTCTATCTTTTTTTTCAAACGGAGCATTATATGGAATATCTTTTAACTGAGTTTTAGCATTAATCTTTTCACCAGCTGCTGGTACTTGTAGCTTATCTCTTACATGAGCTATTGCAAATTCTTGAGCGTCAGCAATAGTTTCACCACGTCTAACTTTATCCATAAATACTTTCTCAAAGTCAGCACTAGCTCTCATATAAATACGATTAAAGTCAGGGCTACTTTTACTCTTATCACCCATAGCTATACCAGTTGCTGACGATACAAAAGATTTAATTAAAGCATCAGTCTCAGTTGTAACTCCCTTTAAAGAAGCTTCAGCTAATGGTTTATCTTCTTTAACTCTGTCAAGGTATAAATTTCTTGTTTGATAAGACAACCCAACTAGATCACTTTTAAGTAGATAACCTCTACGAGATCTTAATCTTTCAAGTTCTTCTTGTTCATCAGCTCTTACCTCATCTTCAACTGTGTGATAGTCCTCTAGGAATTTAGGCATACCACTGTTACCAGTCTTACTGTTGTACTCATCTGCATACCATTGAAGCTCTGCATCAGTAAATACTCCGTCACCTTTCTCTTTAACGGCTTCTGCAAAGTTCTCTTCGATTTGTTTACCTTCTTCCTCTTTCTCTTTTCTTCTTGCGTTGTTTCTTTCTACTTTAGCTTTATAATTATATGTCCTTACTTCTTCTAGCTTGGTTCTAAAGTTAGTAAGCTCGCCATAAGTCTTCCCTCCAGCGTGTGTAGGTTTCTGACTTAATAAATTATCTATCATCTCATCAGTTAACTCACCTGCATCTGCCTTAGCTTTTAGGTGTGTTATTACATGATCAATAGCACCAGACATACCAAGCTTATTGTCCCTATCGTCTACGGTTGTTCCTAGCTTTAAGAGAGCATTATTTAATGAGTTTTTTTGTACATCCTCTTCTGCTGAAATGAGATCATTATCAAACTGCTGATTGATTTCAGTCTGCTCTAAGAGGCTTGCTTCGATCCTGTTCTGCTTTCTAGTAGCAGCCATGATCTTACCGTCATACTTTCGTATATCGTTAAAGGCATACTTATTAACCAAGATAGGATTTAGTTCTGCTAGACCTGTCTCAGCAAAGTATTGCTTCCTTAGCTCATTTATAACGGCAGCTTTCTCTGAGTTGGTTTGTGCTGTTTTTGGTGTAACTACTCTTCCACCTTGTGCTGTTAGGTCAATTTGTAATGTGTCGTTATTAGATAACTGTTCATCTAACCACATCCCATAACCAGCACCTGCACGTTGTGCTAATCCCTGAGCATATCCATATCCCTTCATGGGAGACATAGCTTTAATTCTATCTACAACCTCTTGGCTATATCCTTTCTTTTGATATTCAGAAGCTGTTTTATGGATAGAAGTATCAGCATCTTTTATTTGCTTTTCTGTATTCTCAAAATCTATTACAGCATCTTTAGAGAACCCCTCTGTAAATGCAAGATTTAAACCTTCAGCAAAGTCTTTTTTATCTTTCTCCTCCTTTTTCTTAACTGCAAACTGGGTAGCTTTTTCAGAGAAAGCACCTAAAGATTTCCATATAGAATTATCTTTTTCAGATTGAATACGTGATAATTCGTTTTGTTTTCTATACTCTTCACCTCTTTCAAGTTGTGAATATAGTTTGTCACTAGCTCTTTGTGCAGGATCAAGAGTATTAATAGGCTCAAATCCCTTGCTAGTAGTATGTGATTGATAAGCCATAGTTAATAATCTAAGAATGTTCCACCGCCAAAGGCTTGTTTAGTAGATATTGATGTTGATGAATCTGAATAGTTGAAATTGCTAGTTGCAGCTGGTGTAAATGTTTGATAATTAATAGAATTATCCTGTGTTTTTAAACCACTTTGTTCTTGTCCAGGTACAGCACCTAGTGGTATAGCCGATGCACCAGTTAATAACGCACTAAAGAATGAAGGTACCTTATCCATAGCTGGTTTCTGATCAAAGATAAGAGGTTTACCACCTTGCCAACTTTGTAAGTTACTTTGATAAAGCTTGTTAAATGTAGTTTGATTCTTAGATTCTTGTTGACCTATACGACTTGCAAACTCAGCAGCAAACATTCTGTTTTCAAACCCTAGCTGTTGCCATGGTTTGTTTAATGCACGTTTAGCTGACACACCTGAACTGATAGGGGTTGCAGCTTGTTGAGCTTTGATCAATGAAGCTTGTTGCTTAAATCTAATCTTCTTTAATACTTCATTTGTTACTAGTTGTTCAGAGGCTGCAGCATCAAAAGCAGAACCCTTACTAGCTTCTATTTGTTGTTTTATATTGGCTCTATCAGTTCTATTTTGAGCCGTTCTTAGCGTCATCTTATTGTTATAAGAACGCATCTTTTCTCGGTTTCTAGCCTTAGCAGCTCGACGGGAATTCATCCCGCCCATGAAGCCACTAAGTGCTGATATCGCTCCTAAAGCAGCTGGAGGTACGCACATAGCAAAATTCTATAAAGGTTAAATTATTTGGTCCGTACTTAATCTCTCTAAGAAATTTAAAACCTAAGAATCTTAGTAGCTTTAAATGTACAGTATTTCGTTTATCAATAATGTTCCATAGTAATGGCTCAGTTCTTGAGTCAATGAAACGTTTAGCTTCTCTAGCAAAGGTTACTGGGTAGTCATGGATATCCGGTGTAGTTAACATCCATACACGTCCATCCTTTTCAATACCTGCCAATCCAGCAGTCCTGCCGTTTGGCACTGTGAACGATACACAGAAGCCGTTGTTAATACATGATGGTATGAGCATAGGATTTAACCCATGTCCCTCTACCACCTCTCTGAGGTCATCTGGACGCAAGTTAGAGGCTACTTGCATAGCAGCCTCTGGAGTTACGTCATGTATATACTTAGACTTTTTTGTAATACTTTTCGTTGTAATCACCTTCCCAACTGGATGAATGTAATGTGCAAGGGGAGGTATGATTAGATTCTAGATATAATCTATAATCCTCATTCCTTGAATAAATTGGTACTGTCTCTCTAGCATTAGGTAATATCCCAAAACAGTTAGATTCAAAATTGCAGTTAGCTGCTATCTCATAGTCATGTATCCAATCTGGTCTACACTTCCTTTCTAATCTTGTTTGGAAATATCCGATTGAACCAAAGTTTAAGTTGACTCTATGGACAATAGTAGAACCTCTGGTATCTGATCTGACATTCTCACCATCAGCTTGCTTAAAGAAGTTTTGAGGAAACTGTACTTTCATTTTATAGATATAACCTGCATAGACTGTTGAGCTAGACCAGTCACCAGATACAGTAGTTGTACTACCGTTAGTTATTTCTGGGTATTCTGTTTGACCTGCCATAGTCCCTGCAGTTGCAAAGATTGCAAACCGTTTAGCACCTGTAACAGTAAAGTTACTAGGTATAGTTATAGTTGTTTTCTTTGTTGATGATGAATATGACATACCTGTTACCAGTGTCATATTATCTAAGTGGATCATATAGTCACCACTAACAGTAGTTATCTTTGGTTGATTCTTAATATCTATCTTCTCTAGTTGTACAGAGAAATCATCTGTCCTAATAACAGCGTAGTAAACATCATCTATAATCGCATGATAAATAACATTACCGTGTAATTGCCATTTAAACCAAGATGATAATAATCTCTTTTCTCCACTGTTAAACCATTTATAACCATAGACTATATCTGAAGCATCACTAGTACCGAATAGGGCTAACCCTTGTTCTTTAGATTCAGCAACTGTATCTATAGTAGGAGGTAGTAGTGATTGGACTAGTTTACTTTGCTCTAATATGTCAGGAGGTTGACCTACTGCTATCCTAGTCATCTCCATAAACCTAGTATTAGTATTGTTGTTATTGGTAAAACCAACAGACGTACCTAATGAAAAAGGTTTAACTAATGAGTTATATGAGTAGGTAGATATGTTTGCAATCTTAGCTGTATCAGGTGCGAGTACATCGTTATCAGTTGTGAGCATGAATTGCTGCTCTTTGCTGAACATCAATAGTCCACGTTGTACAGCTATAGCATCTAACAGTGTGGCTGGAGTAGTAGAACTAACTGAGACATCTATACAATCAGCTGGGCTGATAGTCATTCCAGTCTTAGCCCAGAAGTTAAAGAAGTCACCAGATTGAGACAAGATAACACTATCGTTAGATAGCAGTGCTAATCGATTCCTATAGAAAGCTATGTTTTGAATTGCATGATTAGAACTGAAACTAGGTTTAGGGTTGGTTGTATCATCACCTACTAACCTTGCTTCCCATGGGATAGTTTCTAGATAAAACTTTGCACTCGATCCAGTGCCTGATTGGACAAGCTGATGAGGCATAGTATCAGCTGCAAACTGTGTTCTAATACCTGGCTTTGGACATTCTTCCCATACTCCATCTCCATCTGCAGGAGCATTGTTAGATTTAAATTGTAAGTAATAATCATCTTTCTCACTATTACTATTTAAAACTTTCACTACATAACCATGCCTACATTGAGATGGTAAGTCTCCAACATCATCAATTTCTGATGTGAGAATATTGAATAGTGATTTGTTAGGAGCAGTAACAGAGAATGGTACAGACGTAAGACCGTTAGTTAAGCCATCTATATGTGCTGCATCATAGAATCTTATATATAAACCATTGCCTATTTTTTTAACTGTCCATGGCCAACCAGGACCAGACTTAGCAGGTGTGTTTGTTGTATCTTTTAAATTAGCTCTACGATCAAACTCAGCTGTAATGCTATCTAGTATTTGATCTGCTGTAATTATTGCATCACCTTGTGCTGAGGTAGGGGCTGGTCTAACAGCTGCAATACTAGCCTGAGTTACAACAGTTTCATGTTCTTCAACTGTGACTCTATAGTTAGTACCTTCCATAACGACAATGAAGTTATCGCCTTTTCTCCAACCTTCTCCACCATGCATCAAAGTAATATTTATCTGATACATGCATTCATATTTATCACCAACAGCTGCAGGTGTTCCTATATTTTCTAATTCAAAACGTAGGTTATTTTGATTACCTCTAGTATTAGGGTGAGGATTATAATCAGCTCCACTTGTCTCTAATGTTCTATTAGCTGTGGGATTTAAAAGTAACTCTCCATACTTTCGTCTATCACCTTCTTCTTGATTGTAAACAGTTTTTCCTGTTGGGTTGATTGTATAAATTTCTCTAGCTGTAAACTTACAAGTTCCATCTTTAGTTTTCAGATCTTCCTTCTTAGTCCAATCAACTGTTGCTGTTGTTTTATCTGTACCACCTTCACTATAAGTACTGCTATTGTCACCGATCCATTCAACACTTAACTTTGTAGCTACATGTTGCTCTAAGTTTACTCCACCTGGTTGGTGGAAATTTAAAGCATATTGTTTGTTATAAGCAATTGATTTTAATTCTACGAATGCTTCATAAGGTCTTATATTATCAGCATAATTAACCCAGTTTTTACCACCTTCAGTTTGAGCAAAGCTTTCAACACCATCACCAGATATTCTTGAATCATCAGCTAATGTGTCTTTTACTTCATCGCTTAACTTTGTAGATCTTTCACGGTTAGTGAAAAACGTATAGTCATTAATAGTGAGAGCTTGGATAGAGTCAGAATTAGAATGTTCGAGATAAGGTAGATTTCCTATTGTTGCTGTAGCTGCACCATTACTTCCACCACCACCACTGATAGCTACTGAAGCTCCAGCTGAATAACCACTACCGTTATTAGTAATATTAATACTAGTAATAACACCGCTTGCAACAACTGCAGTAGCAGTAGCTCCAGACCCCGTAGAACCAGATGTATTAGTAATAGTCACTGTAGGTGTACTGGTGTAACCACTACCTCCATTTGTTATATTTATAGCTTGTACTTTATAGGTATAAAACTCTGGTGATAAAGGTACATCTTCATAAAGACTTTTACCATCTAAACGTGTACCTTGCATCACCTCACATTCATTTCCACTAAGATCCCAAACTTGAATCTTACCTGTCTTACTGACTCTGCCTATGTACTTATCATCCTGATCAATTATAAAATACTTCCCTTCTTCTAATACATTCTCACATAAAGTCAAAGTCTTAAGAAACTCAGACCCTGGTCTCTTCTCTAATCCTTTTGTGATATTAGGTAGAACATTCAAAGCATCCTTAACCTGTCCTGGTAACATCAATTCATCAGGTTGTTGTGAGATGCCTTGTATATAATTTGGTACTGTCTGAGTAATTCCTGCCATTAGATTCTAGATAATGCTTTATAAGGTTGATATGAATCGTAAGAAGTGTTGTGCTGTAATCCAAAGAAACTATGATCACCTTGATTACATTCATACTCCATACAAATTGATCTAGAGATTGCTTCCTGACTAGCTAAGATTTTAGTTAAATCAGCATTAGTTAATAGCTGAGTAGCTGCTCTAGTACTTGCTTTAGCTGTTATATATCTCTTGAATACTTGTGGTATTGATCCTCCTACTTGAGCTTTATTAGCTAGGTCCAAATCAAAACCAAATAACCATACAACATCTACATCTACATCACTAGTAAATACATCTGTATGATCTACCTTGTCATATAGTCTACCATTCCTAACGGTTACATCTTTACTTCTTAGACGTTGACCATCAGTTATGTCATAGTGTAGTGCGTTGTTTGGAACTGTTATGTATCCATTTGAATCAGGTGTAAGTGTTATGTGATCCTCTTTATTAAAAGACCAACCTTCACCTAATACATCTATGATTGCTTCTTGTAAGATGTTGTAGATAAGGTTGACCTCTGGGTTCTCTAGATCTACTTTCTGAATTGGAGCCTGACCTATCGTCCCCAATACTGTATTTATTGCGGATAGTTCTGTATCGATATACTTGAAATTGGGGTTCATAAGTTTTGTAAATAAAAAAAAGGGAGACCGAAGCCTCCCCATGTGAATAACAAATATTGTTTACTGATAACCAGCGTTGTTGGTTGCAGATTGAACAGTACCAAACTGAGCTGGTGCTGTAGCAGTACCTGCATAAAGCTCAACAGCGGCAGCTGGATTCAAGTAGTCTGCGCCCATTGCTAAGCGACCAAGGATAACATCACCCTGATAAATCACGGAGACATCACCTGACGTTACTTGGACCTGTGGTCCCATTGCTTCCACTACACCTGCAGCTTCTTTCTGGAAGATAAGTCCACAAGAGTTAGCGAAGTTAGATGCTTGACCATAGTCGTTGTTGATACCTGTAACAGAGTTACGTCCATCTTCCTGTGCTTCACCTACGAAGTCACCAGTATTACCAGGATCGGTAACACCAGGGTTAGTAGCTGAACCAGTACCATACTTAGTACCGTACTGACTGAAGAATGGAATGTTCATTGACTTGTAGATCTTGATACCAGCTATCTCCACAATTCCATTACCCTTCTGACGGGATGAACCTTGTGAGTCTCTGTTAACTAGACCGTTCTCACCAACCTGTTGGATTAGTTCATAGTACTGGCGTGGGTTAAGAACACCTACACGTCCCTCACTAGAAACACCCTTCTCATCTAGAGCAGCTGCAGCATCATAAAATGCGTTCACTATTCCAGTAGCTGAGTATGCATCAGATGCGTTTGTAGTTGTACCTACACGAATCTGTGTTCCACCTGGCTCTTCGAAGTTAGTCTTCTGAACAGGAGACTTAGCTCTTGCTCCACGAGTAACAGCTCTAAAGATTAGGCGGTCATATTTTTCAGCTAAAGCGTAGCCGATTTTTTTACTTATTTCTCCTCTCAACTCATAATGCTAAATCCCAGTGTTTCCAAAGGGCTTGGACTATATCTTCACCTTTCGGTGTTGGATGCTATTGGTGTATTACATAGGACGCTTCCTAAACCACCTAGTCTCTGAACCTTCCTCTTAAGCGTAAGAGGCTCGGCTGCTGATTGCCATTTTAAAGGGTTCCAGCAATTCTTCCAATTTTAATTGACCCATTATTTTAAGTCAATGTCTCATCTAGCTCATACACAAAGGCTGAACTGATAAGGAGGTCGTCGCAAGTTATTGTCTTCTCGGCTACTGGAGGTGCGCCGTCACTGTTCCCTAAGATACTTTGACCTGGGACATGGAACTCGGCATTGGTGCGACCTGTGTAGATGAACTGTAAAGAGCGACCATTTTTAAGGGTACGCTTCATCACAAGATCCCTTGCTATTGCATTGTTCTGGAATCCTTTAAACATCTCTCCAGAGAACAGCTTGAGTAGCAATGCTCTAGAATCAGCCGCACCATTGAGCGAGCCGGGGCGCGTTAAATCAGCTAACGGCTCGTTACTATTTTGATGTGCCATTTATATGTATTTTAAAATGTATTGAATGTATAAATCATCATCGTGCACAATTTTAATTCGAAGTTTTGTGGTCTATCCCACCGTCTAGACGGCTGATGAGTATCTCCGTAGAGGTCAAAAGCCAAATTACAGAGAGGTCCGACACTGAGGTGCCTCTCTGCTATGGAAGTTCACATGAAGAACTTCTATATGTATGAAGAAGGCTAGAGTCAATAAGACTACTAGCCATAGTTCATTGAACTTCTTCACAAGGTAGACAGTGCTTCCTCTAATGAGATGTCCTCATCAAATTTCTCTGTCTTCTCTTCAGGGTGTTCATCTTTCATGTGCTGCTCTAGTTGTAACCTAGTCAGCTTTGCTGGATTACCAGAGTTTTGATGTGACATTAGAAACTATACTTAGCTCCAGCTTTCACGTTGTACTTATTATCTTCATCTCCATTTGTGATACCTTTGAACTCAGTGTATAAAGCTAAATTGTCAGTAGTTTTATGCTTAAGTCCAATCTTACCAGAGATCTCAGTCTCACTACCGTCAACGTCCGCTGCTGCTAGAACTGTTGGACCACCTTGTAT